TTGACTGACATTACCACTACTCTCACTTATACCGCTGACCTCACCCGTCCCCTGCGCCGCATGAACATCCCCGCGCTGTTCATCACCGATGCGCGCCGGGCGCACCGAATCACCGTCACGGTTCTCCGCGCGGGAAATCCCGTTGAACTTGGCGACACCGCCGTTTCCGGCACGGTCAAGCACCTGCTCACCGGCACAACCATCCCGCTTAGCGGCAGCGCGCAGGGCAGCATTGCGTCCGTCACCCTGCCGCCCGCCGCCTACGCCCAGCCCGGCGACATCGAAATCTATGTCACCTTGACCAGCGGCGACGTGCAGAACTGCATTTTCGCCGCAACGGGCTGCGTTTTTCCCTCTTCCACCGACCGCGTGGCGGATGTTCCCGGTTTTTACTCGCTTGCGGCGCTGCAGGAGCAGTTTTCGTCGCTGGATGCGCGCCTTCGTGCGCTGGAGGAAATCGGCATCCCCGTCACGACCGCTGACCAACTTGTATCCGCTGTTCCGCTCAATTCGTGGAAGTTCAACCTGATTGCCGCGACCGCGAATACTGGGTATTCCTCGACGGCGGAAGCGGCAGCGGGGTTTGACGACGCAAGCTGGCGGACGGTCAGCGTGCCGCACGACTGGTCGGTGGAGCTGGACTTCAATGCGTCCAGTCCGGCGACGTACGAGGGCGGGTATCTGGATGGCGGCGACGCGTGGTATCGCACGACCGTCAGCGTGAACAAGCAGAACGGGCGGCGGTATGTGCTGTGCTTCGATGGCGTGTACATGGAATCGACCGTGTACGTCAACGGGCAGCAGGTACACAAGAACTATTACGGCTACAACCCGTTCTCGGTGGATGCGACGGAACAGATGGTCAGCGGCGTGAACACGATTGCGGTGTTTGTGCGCAATGAGCAGCCGTCGTCGCGCTGGTATTCCGGCAGCGGAATGATTCGCCCGGTGGAGCTGGTGACGCTGCTGGATGACCAGATTCGCATGGAGAATATCCGCGTGACGACCCCGAAGCTGGACAGCGACCTGACCAACGGCGAAACGGTTGTTGCGTTCGACGCGGTGAACAAGACGGGTGCGGAAGCATCGGCGACGTTCACGGTAGATTTGTACAACCCGGACGGCGCGAAAGTCGGCACGGCGGATGCGTCGGCGGTGATTGCGGCGGGTGAAACGCAGAACGTCAGCGCAACGGTGACGTATCGCAGCCCGAAGCTATGGCACATCAGCGACGCGCAGCAGCGGGATTTGATAGAAAACGGGAAAAGCGTATCGGTATCGGGCAATCCGCTGACGTGCGAGAACGCGCTGGCGGGAAAACCGCTGGGGGCGCTGCATGTCTGGGGCAAAAGCACGCAGGACGGCGTGCCGACCCCGACTGCACCCGTGCCGATTGTCAGCGCGGGTGACGGCGGAACGGTGGTTGTCACGGTGTCGGACGGCGCGAACAATTCGCAGACGCTGACACTGCAAACGCCGAACGCACTGCCGGGCATCCCGGTTGCATCCAGCGGCAATTACACGGATGAAAGCGGGCAGCAGTGGGTGTGCGATGAGGTGGACTTGGCGCGCGGGATGTATGTGCAGCGGGTCGCCAAATTCAAGCTGACATCTTCGATGAGTTGGACGAAGGCTGGAAACAATGTTGACAGGTATTTTTGCACGTTCGACGGCATCGATGCAGCAGGAACATTCTGCACGCATTTCAGTGCTGCCATCAACGGTGAAACCGTAGGCGGCATTGCTACCAGCAACAGCAATATCATCGGTTTCGCTTACGCGGAAAGGGGTACGACGACCGTCGATGACTTCAAGGCGTTCCTCGATGCGAACGAGGTATATATCTATGTACCGCTTGCAACACCCGTCGAAACCGATCTTTCCGCCGCTGAAATCGCCGCGTACAAGGCGCTGACCACCTACGCCCCGACGACCGTCATCAGTGTGAGTGATGGCGCTTGCGCGACGGTGACGTACCAGCGCGATGCAAACATTGTAATCAAAAATCTTGAGGATGCGATTGCATCCATGACGCAAAATTAAGGAGGTATCTTTATGGCAATTAACAGCAAAGCACGGCACGATTTGACGCTGCGCGCGATTAAGCGCGAGATTTCCTCGAGGCGCGATGTGGCATTCTGGCTCGATAAGGCTTATGCACACCTTGATAACGGGCTGTTTGGCGAGAACGACATCGCGGAAATTGAGACGCTGGCACAGGCATATTACGATTCGCTGGATGCAGAGGAAAACGTGAAAAATAACGCGATTGACGCAATTTAAATTACAATCTTGATGCTCTGACGTTGTGCAAAATGCCGATTTTTCGGCATTTTCTAAATTGCACACAAGTTGCAGAATATCAAGACATGGTGAAGTAGATGAAGTGAGGAAAACATGATCGTTAAAAGTGATACCCCAATCAGAGAATTTGAATTCTGGTCTGGAGCAAAAGATACTGTAAAATACCTTACACTGGAAGAACTTGATTCTGTCGAATCTATTCTTGATGATCTGTATCCAGAAGGCATTTCCGAAACTGACCTAAATGATTTCTTCTGGTTCGACAATGACACTATCGCAGAGTGGCTCGGTTATTATGATTTCGACGAACTTATAAAATCTCGTTCTTAAATTGAGAGCATATTGGCGCGGCAATAAAAATGCCGCGCCAATTCTTTCAAAAAATATAATATAAAAATAGCGATCTCGATCGATTATGTTCTTGATTTGATGATAATGGAGATCTGTCATGTAAAATGGAGGACATAATAATGGCTTATAAAACAGTAAAAGCATCATGGCTAATTGAAAAGTTCAAAACAATGGTTGAGCCGGGTAAGGAATGGAAATATGTTGCCAATGGAACCAGCGAAGGAGCCGTAGACTGCTCTGGTGCTTTTACTTATTGGTATCGTCAAGCTGGTAGCACCATGTATCATGGTTCAAACACTATGTGGCGTAAATATACCACAGAACGAGGAAAAATCGGTGAAATCGAACTTGTTCCCGGTATGGCTGTCTTTAAAATGCGAAAAGATGGAAAAGAACCGTCTGCTTATAAAAATGATGGTTTAGGAAATTTCTATCATGTAGGATTATACATTGGTGACAATCAAGTAATCGAAGCAAAGGGAACAAATTATGGATGCGTTATTTCCAAACTTAAAGACTGGCCATATGCCGCTAAGCTGAAATATACGGAATATGATGTCGGCTTAACTCAGAACAAAGTTGATGATTCGACCACGGATTCTGTTACAGAAAATAATTCCACACAGACTGGTCGAGTAATCGGTGGAACTTTGAATCTTCGCTATCGCCCTGATATAAATTCAAATTCTTTAGTAAAAATACCGAATAACACGTCTATTCCTATACTTGCAGAAGCAGGAGCTTGGTATAAAACCAAATATAAAAATCTAACAGGCTTCGTTATGAAGAAATACGTGTCTGTCGGACAGTCGGAGTGGATTATCACCGGCTCTACAACAAACGAAGCGGCATTAGCAGAATTGATATATTACGCCAATAGTCTTGGCATCACCTTAAACAAAGAGGTGATTTTATGACAACTCGTCTTGGATTGGCTCGCGACTATCTTCAATACAGTAAACGTATTGCTATCTTTGGAGTTGCGCAATGGGCAATTTTAGCATTTTTAGCATTTTTGCTGGCTTTTTTGTCAATATTTATTGAGCAAATTTCTTATGAATCTATTTCTGGTATTATTAATAACGTGATTGCTTGTTCTTCCACTCTTGCCATCGGTATTTGTGGCGGCTATTATGCTCATTCCGCATATGATAATAAACTAAAATCTGAGACAGAATCGTCTCAGAACGGGTGATATATGGCAAAGAAAAAAGAACAAAAGCAAACTATAAATCCCCAAGATTATGATTCTTATATTCTGGTTGCTGCTGATTTATCTTTGCGGCGGCCAGGGTTTTGTGTACTTTATTTTAACCGGAATAATGAAAATCCTATTTCTAAGGTACAACTATATTCAGTTGATAATAAAACAAAGCAAAAAAGTCGAGGACAATTGCTTCTCGATAATGCAAATATTTTCAAAAAAATACTTAGCTTAAATATAGGGCACACTCCCCTATTCTTTGTCAGAGAAAAATCGATTAATAACTGTAATGTAAAAATGGCTCGCTCTGGTTCTGCTGCAAAAAGCGGCGTATCAGAAGTTGTAGGTGTTATGGATTTGATTGCGTGGGAAACAGCTCACGCTGAATGGGATGAGATTTACCCGGTCACAGTTAAAAAAACTGTGACCGGTTCTGGGAAATCAGAAAAAACAGCTGTTGCAAAATGCTTGCCGCTTTATTATGGCAAGGAAAATCCATTAGAATTTCGATGCGATGACGAATCGGATGCGGCAGCTGTTGCTATTGCTTGGCTTATATCAAAAGGCGAAATAAAACAAATAATTCAGGAGGACGCAATTCATGAAGGTCAAGAAAAAAACAATTCGTGCATGTGACGAATGTTCTGAAGGCATTGAAATTCCAGAAGAACTTCTTCGTCAACTGTTCGATTCTGAAGAATTAGAATCGGATACGGCAATGCAGCTAGATTCAGACTTAATGGCTGATCGTATGATTTTTATGGATGACATGGTTGATAAAAATATCATGAGAATCGCAAAAGCAATTCTTTATTGGAATGAGGAAGATAAGGAACTCCCTACCGAAGAAAGAAAGCCAATTCGATTTTATATTTGTTCTCCTGGCGGAGATATGAATTTTATGTGGATGTTGGTAGATATTATGCTTACTTCTAAGACTCCGATTTATACAATCAATATTGGCGTGGCACATTCCGCCGCTGCATTAATTTTCTTAGGCGGGTCAAAACGGTTTATGATGAAGCATTCCAGCATTATGATTCATCAAGGTTCTGCCGCACTAAATGGAGATTATGCAAAACTTCAGAATATTTTCAAGAATTATTCCGAACAAGTTTCGCAGATGTATGACTACATGAAAGAACGCTGCTCTTTGAATGATGAAGCAATTGCAAAACATATGCAAGACGACTGGTTTCTTTGTCCTCAAGAATGTTTGGCAAATGGTATTTGTCACAAAATTATTACTTGTCTTGAAGATATTAAATAAGGAGATATTATGAATCAAATTGCAACTTTTGAAAAAGTTTCTTTAAATCAGTATATAAAAGATCGTTTATCGACAATTGATCTTGAAAAAGAAGAATTATCTATGACAGATTTTCTTTTGTTAGCGACAAAAGAATGGGAAGCACTCGAACTTCCTAAACGCGGAAGTTCTCTTTCTGCTGGTTATGATTTTCATATTCCATATGAAATTGCTGTTGGTGCTAACTCTGTTTTAATCCCAACAGGAGTGCGTTGCCAAATAAATGAAGGATGGGCGCTGTTCCTTTATCCGCGTTCTGGGCTCGGTACGAAATTTGGAATGGGATTGGAAAACACGACAGGCATTGTTGATGCCGATTATTATTTTGCCGCAAACGAAGGACATATTATGGCAAAATTATATACACGAAATAAGATTGCATCACTTAAGCAAGGAGATCGTTTTATGCAGGGTGTTTTTCTGCCGATCGGTTCAGCTACGAACGGAAATACTGAAAAAGAAAGAACCGGAGGCTTCGGTTCTACAGGGACGAAATAAAATCGCACTGGGGAAGCCACCTTGCCTAAGCAGAGGTGGCTTCCCTTTCCGACGCAAGCGTCGGCGAGTGACAGTGAGGAGAAGTTGATGAAACAAGGTTTTATACTGAATCCAATAGAGGAATTTGTTGATGACATTCGCCATTTAGTTCGTGATAATGGCGGGTATTGCATTCACGCGGAAAAAGGAAATAAACAAAATAAATGCCCTAAATATTGTAAGAATTTAGATGATTGTCCGTGTGGAATGTTTATTAAAGCACAAGAAGAGGAGCAATCATAATGAACGTTATTAAGCGAGATGGGTCAGAAGTCCCATTCGATAAAAACAAAATATTTATTGCTATACAAAAGGCTTCAAATGAAGTTCCAGAATCAAAAAGGCTTCGAGAGCATGAGATTTCTTATCTTGCAAATATCATCGAATTGGAATGCGCTGAATCAGCGGAACATCTTCACGTCGAAGATATTCAGAATATAGTAGAAGAACGATTGATGAAATTTGGAGTTTGGGATATTGCAAGAGAATATATAAGATATAGATACAAAAGAGAATCTATTCGTAAAAATACTCATGATTTTTTATTATCTTTAAAGCCTATGCTTGAAGCGTCTGATGTTCAGAATCAAAATGCCAATGTTGACGAGCAGTCTTTTGGTGGACGTGTTGGCGAAGCAACGAATGAGATGATGAAGCAGTATGCGCTGAACTTCTGCATGTCTGATATGGCGCGGCACAATCATCTTAACAACGAAATCTATACGCACGATTTGTCCAGTTATGCAGTAGGGAATCATAACTGTTTGAGCATTCCATTTGATACTCTGCTTGCTAATGGCTTCAGCACTCGCCAAACAGATATTCGTCCTGCTGGAAGCGTCAATACGGCGTTTCAACTTCTCGCTGTTATCTTTCAGTTACAGAGCCTCCAACAGTTTGGTGGCGTGAGCGCAACACATCTGGACTGGACAATGGTTCCGTATGTACGCAAGTCTTTTTATAAGCATTATGTGGACGGCTTGAAGTATATTGGTAGACTGGACGAAGAGGAAATTGCTTATAATCTGGCACACGATTACGCATTCTCTCCGGTTGAAAAACCTATTGATGATGAGGTCTATAAACAGCATACGGAAGAATATGACTATGCTATGGACATGACCACGCGAGAATTGCAACAGGCGGTCGAAGGGATGTACCACAACCTCAACACATTACAAAGCAGAAGCGGTAATCAATTGCCATTTACCTCTATCAACTTCGGCACATGTACTTTGCCCGAAGGTCGCATGGTTATCAAGGCGCTTCTTGATGGCTCTATTGCCGGGGTCGGCAAACTGCATCGAACGCCGACTTTCCCCTGCTCCATCTTCCAGCTCATGAAAGGGGTTAATCGCAAACCGGGAGACCCCAACTATGATATGTATCGCTTGGCGTTAAAGTCAACAACGCGGCGCTTATACCCCAATTACGCGAATGTTGATTGGAGCGGGAATGCTGGATATGACCCGAATGATCCTCGGACTTATTTCAGCACGATGGGTTGTAGAACGGCAAACGGATACGACATCAACGGTTTCGAGCAGCTTAAAGATGGACGCGGCAACATTTGTCCGGTCACGATTATTCTTCCCACGCTTGCGGCAGAAACGAAGCAGGAGATATACAAAGAGTGGCCGGAAGCAGACCCCGTGTATTTTGAAGATGATGTTGACAAGCTCGTTGACAGCTTTATGACTTTACTTGACACAAAAATCCATGAGGCAAAAGACCAGCTTATTGAGCGATTTAACTACATTTGCAGTCAGAGTTCTGCGTCTGCAAAATTCATGTACGAGAATAACATCATGGCTGGTTATGTCCCGGAAGAAGGGATTCGGTCTGCGTTAAAGCATGGAACTCTTGCTATTGGTCAGCTCGGACTTGCTGAAACGTTGACAATTTTGATAGGAAAAGATCAGACAACCCCGGAAGGAATGGCGCTCGCAAAGCGAATCGAGGAGCTTTTTAAGCAGCGTTGCAATGAGTTTAAGCAGGAATATAAACTTAACTTCGGAGTATATTACTCACCCGCTGAAAATCTATGTCTTACTGCCATGAAGAAATTCCAAAATCGCTTCGGGCACATTCCGGGAGTAAGCGACCACGATTTCTTCACGAACTCAATCCATGTTCCTGTATGGGAACATGTAGATGTGTTTGACAAGATTGACATAGAGTCACAGCTCACAGGCTATTCAAGCGCTGGCTGTATTACCTATGTGGAATTGCCGAGCACAGCAGAAAATAATATTGACGCGCTCGAAGCCATTGTGAACCACGCAATGGATAAGGACATTCCTTATTTTGCAATCAATGTTCCCAATGACATCTGCCTTGATTGCGGATATACCGGGGAGTTTAACAATGCTTGCCCTGCTTGCGGGAGCAAACACTTTCAACAGCTTCGCCGCGTAACAGGGTATCTGAGTGGAGACTATAAGACGGCGTTTAATGCAGGGAAACAGCAGGAAGTTGAGCAGCGTGTAAAGCATGTAGGAAGGATGACGCAATTGGAATGAGCAACATAGCAGGTATTATTAAAAGCGATATTGCCGATGGCCCCGGCGTTCGAGTCGGGGTCTTCCTCTCCGGCTGTCCTCATCACTGTCCCGGATGCTTTAATCAGGAGCTGTGGGATTACAATTACGGCAAACCGTTTGATACAAAAGATGACTCTAAAAAGATAAAAGAACTTCTTTCTCGTCCATATATTTCCGGGATAAGCATATTAGGAGGCGAACCTTTATGCGACGAAAACCTTGGGGAGACATGTTGGCTTATAACCATTGCCCATGAACTCGGCAAAAACGTATGGATATATACCGGGTATACGTTTGATGAACTTCTTAAGCGAGTGATAGAAGTGCCTACCAATGTTTTTCTCTGTATCGCCTTAAAAGAGGTTGACATTCTTGTCGATGGTCGTTTTGAACAATCACTTGCCGATAAACGTCTGCAATTTCGTGGTTCGTCCAATCAGCACATTATCGATATGCCCGCTACAATCAAAAGCGGGCATATCGTTCTTTGGAATAAATAATAAAAAAATGAGGTGTTGCAAATGGCTAAAAAAATATATGCCATTGATTCGACTAATCCCCCGGAAACACTTGATAATCATATTTTTTATGGAATGATTCTCGATGATGATCAGAAAAAGTTTCGAGATGCAATTTGGAATCCCGAAAAACTTATTGTCTTTTGCAATGCGAAGGCTGGCACAGGTAAAACACAAATCGCCGTTATGACCGCACAGCTGCTGTATGATTATCATCGTTATGAAGGAATCGTCTATATAACAGCGCCTGTACAGGAAGCACGCATTGGATTCCTTCCGGGAACATCTCAAGAAAAAATTGCAGTATATAATGAACCTTTTTGTCAAGCCGCACTAAAAGCGAATATCAATTTTGAACGTGCCATTTACGATGATGGGTATAATGAAAAAACTGGTTCTGCTTATATCCAATGTGTTTCTCATAATTTTCTTCGTGGCTGCAATTTTGAAAACAAAGTTGTTATTATTGATGAAGCTCAAAACTTTTATGTCGATGAGCTAAAGAAAGTTCTAACCCGTATGCACGATAATTGTAAAGTTGTTGTCATAGGGCATACTGGTCAAAACGATTTGCTTCACAAGCCAGAACGTTCTGGCTTTGATGCTTATATTAAGCATTTTGAAAACGAACCTTATGCTGCTGTTTGTACTTTGACACATAATCATCGAGGCGTGGTTGCAAATCACGCAGATGATCTTGTAATATAAAAATAAAAATAGATTAGGAGAGTTAAAGCCAATGGTAATTGATAACAATGTTGAAAAGTTTTGTTCAGTTCTTGACAAGATGCAGGAAACTTATATTTCCAAGAATCATGATTACGGAAATGTTTTTCACGACTCGATGGATGAGTTTGGTCTTATTTCCCCTGTTATCCGCTTGAATGATAAAATTGCCCGATTGAAGCATTTTGCGAAAAATATTAAGAGCGGAATCATGGTGCACGATGAATCTATCCGAGATACCCTTCTCGACCTTGCGAATTATGCAGTCATGACTTATATTGAGATGTCAGATTTTGATGAAAATGGAAATCTGAATAATGATATTGTAAATAACAACGAGTAATTCGTTTTTTATTTTTTATATTGACAAATCTTATCGTTTGTAGTAGACTACTAGAAGGATTCAATGCTTAACCGTTATTTGTCGAAAAGGAGTGATACCATTGCAGCTCATTGGTCGGTAACTCAATTCTAATCAAAAAACAAAGGAGATTTTATATGGTTGATTACAGCAAATACTCACAGTTTCCATCTTACGTTATTCAGTACATGAAAGGTATCGAGGCGCTTTACAAAGCTCCTCGATATGAAGATTTCATGTTCAACGAGATTTATATTTCTCCAGAACACTCCACAACCTTCAAAAGTTTTGGAGCTGGCCCCTGTGCGCTTGTTACCTATTCTGTCTACCAGCACACAGGAGACATTCGCGAGTCTGAAGGCGAAAGATACATCGAACCAGAAGGTGACAATCCGAAGCGAGTGTATTCCTTCGCTTATATTACGCCGGACACCATGTTTGCGGCTGGAGCTCCTTATAGCCTAAGCCGTTTCTTCGGAGAACGTTATGCTCTTGATACAGAAGAATCTGCAAAGAGCGTTTATCAAGCCGAATATAAGAAGGCTTATGATAAGGGACACGAAGATGGGCTAAAAGCCGGACGCAAGGAAGGATATGATCAAGCCAGACGCGAAGATGCTGAAGACTTTGGGCCTTCCGCTGAAGAGCTTGAAGAAATGAACGCTGAGTTTCGGATTTTCGCCGGAGACCCTGACGAGTTCTAAAATGCAATAAAAATGGGGCGCTTGTAAAAGAGCGCCCCATTTTTTTATTTTCATAGGAGGATTTATGAAGATCCATTTTAATAGTATTCGCGGGCTTGATGACGCTTTGTGTTCTATGTATTTATCAAAACGAACATGGACAGAAGAACGCGACACGGCTATTCGAAAATCCGTACAGAAAGAAAGTAATCCGGATGGTTCTCTAAAAGAAGAAATTGATCCTGATTTGCAAAAGAAACTTTCTATTATGTTTAAGATTGGAAGCCGTCATATGACATTGCTGCGGTTCATTAATTTTTCTGTGACCGTCGAGGGACTTCATCGCGCCGGACAGGATGATTTCGATAGTCACGCAAAACGTCTTGATAATAGAATCATCCGCAGCAGCACTCGTCTTGCTAAGTTTGGAGAGAATGAAATGTCTGATTATTATCGTGGCAAAATTATTACAACAGACGAAGCTCTCCGTTTATTGCAAATTCGTTTGCCCGATGAAATCGAAGTAAGCAATAAACAGTATGTTAAGGCTGTAAACGGCTATGTTTTAAAAGAAGAAGCTGATAACAAAGACGTACTTCGCGGGCTATATATGTTGTCTATTCCTTCTACTTTTATTTTTGAATGTAACGTCACAGAATGGGCACATATCTACAAGGAACGCAATAAAGACTCCACTGCAAATCCAGAAGTCAAAGAGATGTGCGAAGCCGTTACCGATGCACTTGAAAAGGCATGCCCTTGGATCACGCGAGAGCTGCTTCTGAAAATTCCAAACTAAGGAGATTAAAAATGGAAACAGCTTGCAACTATACTGATAAGACAATGTACGTTTCCACAGATGAGCGTTGGCTAATTAATCGTCTTCTAAAATTTAAAGAGACTCATTCAGATGAAATGCACATTATTAAGTATCCTGAAGATAACGATGGATGTCTTTATCTTAGTGTACCTGCAAAATGGCTCAAAATTACGCCACCTCGAAAGCATGAATTATCAGAAGAACAACGCATCATAGCGGCTCAAAGGCTTTTAGCCGCAAGAAAAAATAAAAGCAAATAATTAAGAATATCAGAAAGAAGTGATATAAATGAACACGAATTCATACTCCGGAGGCATTGGGTTCTTGGGATTGCTCCAGATTGTTTTCATTGTTTTGAAAATATTAGGTGTTGTAAATTGGTCTTGGTGGCTGGTATTTATTCCTGTATGGATCTCGGTGCTGTCATTTCTCATAATCTTTATTATTATGCTTATAGTTTCCGGGCATTTAGAAAGGAATATACAAAATGAATGAAGAAGAATTGGAGTTTACTTCTGAACAAGAGCAGCGTATCGATGAAGTATACACAATGGTATATGAACTTTGTCAATATATGACCGATAATAGCATTCACTCTTATTCTCAAGATATTGTTGGGCCGATTGCGGATAACGTAGCAGAAATGCTATCTCTTCAAGGATACAAGGTACATTTCCCCGTCATCACAGAAAATGATGACGGGGATCAATATATATCAGAATATTTCTAAGGAGTATTTTATATGACAATTCGAGAAATCATTTCGTCTTTACTTGATCACGCGGATATAGTAGAACAAGAAGCAATCAGCTATGGAGACGATGCCGCATTGCAAGAAGCAGAAATAATGCGGGAAGCCGCGAAAAAACTAAGTTTTGATAAGCATAGCGGCCATGCTGAATGGGTTGAACTTGACGGCGTTGTAAGATGTAGTCATTGCGAATCTGTCTTTAATGAACCTACTGCCTACTGTCCAGGTTGCGGTGCGGACATGTCTAAGCGCGATATTCTGAATAATTCAACAAGAGAAGAAATTATTTCCTCTTTGGTAGATCAGGCTAATGATAAAGAACAACAGGCAAACAATGATGAATATCTAATCTTTTACAACGATGCAGAATATCTCCGCGCAGCTATTAATATGCTGAAAGCAGATGATCTGAAGCTCAAAGGAATGTCAAAATGAACAAAAAGAAAAAGACCGTTCCTGTCTGTGAAGACTTTGGTCTAATGCTTAACTGGGCACTCCGTTATACTATTGGAAGAGAAACCTATGCGCCTCACAGCGTAATGATTTATTGCAAACCTTTGTTGCCGTATCTTTCAGAAAGAACTCTTGAAGTTATGAGCAAAGATATAGAAGAAGCTGCAAAAAGTAATTCATTAGGCGATCCGCGTATAGACGCTCCTAAATGGTTAGAATTTCTCGATACAATAAAAGCCGAGCTAACAGAAAGGAATAATTCAAATGAATGATTTTTTGCTTGCCTGTCCTTTTTGTGCTAAAATGCTATATATGCACCAGACGCGCAAAATTAATAAGAAAATAAATCCATATGCCTGTCGTTATATTTGTGAGAATTGCAAAGTTTTCTTTCCGTTTAGATACGGAATCACGATTGAAGAAGCTACTAAAAAAGCATACAAAGCGACCATAAAACTCGGAGGCGTAATTGTTGATGCAAAACAAGAGGAGAATTTATTATGTTTAATGTAATATCAGCATTTAAATATGAATGCGATCTATGTGGGGTTGTAAAATATAAAGAATCAAAGCTATCAGGATTTCCAGATAAATGGAGACGTGGAGGAACTGCTGATTCTTGCTTCTGTGATTCCTGTTTTCGAATGTTGCAAGAAATTGGATATGATCCAACAACCCATACGTTCGATAAAACGTTATCAATAGAGAAGAGAAAATATGGACATTGGATTCATCGCGGCAGCGGGCTTTATACTTGTTCTGTTTGTAATTCCACTTGTGGACGATACAACAATGACACTATGGACGAATACTGCTCACATTGTGGAGCAAAGATGGACGATTGTGTCTGTAAATGAGATGCCGTAGAGAGGTGAAAAGAATGTTCAAGGAAGAGCTTATGCCGCGATGCCCGTACTGTGACGATGAACTATGATACTGCATATTCGATATAGACAGAAGAATCGCTCAATTTCGTTGTCCAACGTGTAATTCAGAATTTCCACCGACAGAAAGAGATTATGAGAAGATGAAAAAATATGAAAGCAACTGTCACGGTTGTAAGTGGCTTGACCGTGACATGAAGTCCAACATAGATGGCAACGGCTATTGCTGCATGATTGAACGTAGCTCTCAAAAACATGAGCCACATTGTAAAATACGTAGACCAGACAAAATACGTTGTGAAATGTACGATGCGGGCAACTGAGCAACGCGATTTTTAAAAAAGGAGTGATAACAATGTCTAATAAGGAGCAAGTTGTACATTGTCCTTACTGCGAAACAGAAATGCAGCTATATTACAAGCAGTCTGTCAATAGTGACTGCGAGTACGTTGCGTATAGATGTCCCAAGTGTTTTACTGAATCGCCGATGAAAATGGTTGACTATCTCGAACCAGTTGACAAGGCACGTAATGAGGCTTACATTTCTGCAATAACGCGATGGAAAGAGCCGAACCGTATACTGACCATTGCGGAAATAAAAACATATAAAGGATTCGTGTGGTGCGAAAACATATATGGAAATGCTTTTTCGCCGGCATATGTAGAAAATCAAAAACTATATGTGGATAACGCCGTAGATGAAATCGAAGAAGAAGCAATTGATTTATACGGAATCGTTTGGCGATGTTGGTTAAGAAAGCTATCAGAAAAAGAACGTGAATCCGTTTGCTGGAAGAAAAAGAAATGAGTAGTCATCATCTTGCGCCAAAATGTCCATTCTGTGGTGTAAAGATGGACTTTATAGATACTAATGTTTCGTTTGATGATTATGATGTTAATTGGAGACAATGTTGGTATCGTTGCCCACATTGTTTAATTCCAAGCCAAATGTGCGTCACTGAATCAGACGCATATATAGCTGCTACGAAACGTAAGCAAGAACCAAATCATGTCTTATCAATATCTGAATTGCTAAATATTGCAAGTAAGAATTTTAATGGTCTTTTAGCATTAGATCAAGAAGACGTAGTATGGATAGAATGCAGAGACAGAAATAACGGGTATGTCACTGTTACTAATGCAGAACGTTATGATTATACATCAAAGTTCTATTTATATGATCTTCTATGGTTTGATTTTTCAAGTATCAATGACCGAAGTACATTAAAGTGTAGTCTTAGTAATCATACATATGGACTCTTTTGGCGGTGCTGGTACAAAACACCAACACATGCAGAACAAAAAGAAATAAGATGGGAAAGTGTAACAAAGAATGAGCGATAATAAAAAGTCCATACATTGTCCTTATTGCGGACATGAAATGATTGCAACTCTTTGGGAGTTAATCCAAAAGAATGTTATATAAATTTTTTATGTGTCTCTTGCAGAGCGGAAACGCCACATGGGAAGGGAAAAACTGCGAAGGATGCCAGAAAAGCAGCTTTAGTCGAAGCAACGAAACAACATGAAGAGCCGAATCGTATGCTGACATTTGCAGAAATTGACGAAATTAACAAAGAAGCAAGAAGGACGCACCATCAAAGCAAGCCTTTATGGATAGAAAGAAGAGACTCATTTGATAATGAAGGCTATATAAAAATAAAGAATTGGGGCATAATACGTCCGTCGTCGGAAGCGGAGGAAAGAAAACCGTTTCCACAGATTTATACTTGGATATTAGGACATCCGCAAATTGGTGAAGCGTTTTATGCATCCAGATACAATCAGGATTGGCGTTGCTGGTTACGAGAACCGACGGAGAATATCCGCAAAGGATACATTGTTGGCAAATACGGTGCAACCCCAGATGTTGAAATCGAGGAGGTGGAGTAAATGCCACGTCCTACAAAAAAAGAGCAAATCATATATCGTAGTCATTCGGCAAGGAGGAAAAAGAAAATGCAAAAGGACGGATTGTGGCTGCGCAAATGTCCCTTCTGCGGTAGCGACAACGTGCACATTATTAGATTTAAACCCAACGGCACACAACCCCTTTGGGCTGTTGAGTGTTGTGATTGTGAAGCCATGCTCTTGCGCGAAACAGAAGAAGAAGCAATGGTTGCATGGAACAGTATGCATTCAGAGGCGGCAAAAGACTTGCTACGTCTAAAAGACCTCTATGCGGCACTCACCTACTGCGGCAGCAAGAACAAGCTCCCCTCCATCGAAGAATCGTGCCGCAAAGAGTTATGCCCGCTGTTCCCTTTCCGATGGGATGCGAACGCAGTGTGCGTGACGTGCATCGAGACTGTCTTCCGTAATGCGGCGGATGTTGTGAAAAATATACTTGACGAACAATCAGAAACGGAGTGATATATGTGTCCGCTAAAATTATAAACGGTAAGGATTTTGCCAACAAAAAGTTGTCTATGTTAAAAAATTTTCGCGCAGAGCTCATAAAAAAACCTTGTCTTGCTATTATTACAGTTGGAAATAATCCTGCCAGTGAAATATATGTTCGTAATAAACAAAAATGCTGTGAACAACTAAACATCGACTGCATTGTCGTTAAGAAAAACTACGATTGCGATATAGAATGCAATGCTATAGAAGATGATTTAAAAGAAACAATCTATTCGTTAAATCAAGATGACAAAGTTACTGCAATTATGATTCAGCTTCCGCTTCCTACATATATAAACGAAGATCGCATACTTGACTGTATTTCTCCGTTGAAAGACGTAGATGGGCTTACCGATGTTAATATGGGGAAACTTGCAAAATTTGAATCCGGTGGAATCAGACCGTGCACTCCTAAAGGCATTATTGATCTTTTGCAGTGTGATGACATTGATTTAACGGGGAAAGAAGTTGTCATTGTGGGACGAAGCAACATTGTAGGTAAACCGCTGGCAATGATGTTTCTTGCAGAAGATTGCACAGTTACCGTTTGTCACAGCTATACAACTAATCTCGCTCAGCACACACGGAATGCTGATATTCTTGTTGTCGCAGTCGGCAAACCTAAATTTATCACAAAGGATATGGTTAAACCAGGTGCAGTTGTCGTTGATGTCGGTATCAATCGCGTCGATGACAAGATTGTCGGCGACGTGTCTCCAGATGTAGCTGAGGTGGCTGGTTATATGACGCCTGTCCCCGGTGGAGTTGGGCCGGTAACTGTTGCTTATTTAATTGAAAATGTTCTCGATATTGAATTTAATAAGGAGAATGATTTGTAATGATTATGAATTGGATTCCGGTTGAAGAACGGCTGCCTGAACAAGGCAGCCACGTCATCGCTGCTTTTAAGGATGCCTCCGGTTCTCTGCGCGTTGCCGATACTACGTTTTTTTATAGACGAGTTTTTGCTTGAATCTCTTAACGGTATTAAGAGCATTGAAGCTATAAAATGGATGCCTGTTCCTGACCCAAATGTGGACGAAACAAAAGTGTACGTCATTCAAAGTGGTGAATATTCCGATAAAAGTATCGACCTTGTAACTGATTCAAAAGAAAAAGCAAATGGTTACTTGAAGATACTTACAGAAGCGTATTATGAAGAATGGACGTTAAACAAATATGATTATGAGCCTTTTAATTGTGTAGATTTATGGACTTGTGTATTTTACAAAGATGGAACACATCTTCTCAATATGGTTTCAGACACATGGAGTTTAATTGAACCAGATGCCGATGGAAACTTTACGGTATGTACCAATAGAGATTCCATACTAATAAAGACTAATGTTGTCGAAGAAAACGATGATATAATGTGGGTTGCTGTTAAAGCAAAAGACAAAGAACACGCATTCAAAATTGCATGTGATTTACGAGCTAAATATCTTGCAGAGAAAAATCAAATTAGTTAAAGGAGTATGTTATGAGTTTTAATCCACAAAACGTTAAGCACTTTGGTTTCAGCCAGCATAAAATGCGCAAGCTGTGTCGCCAGCGCATCCGTCATGGCTTCTGTGATTATGACGTGTGGGACATTAGTTACTATCTTTCCTGTGTTATTCCCAAGATGCTTCGTAAGCTGGCGAGTGAAGGTATTGGTTATAAAAAAGACTATGATAAGTTCAACACACCGGAAGATTGGAAACGTTACCTTTTAGATACAGCAACTTCATTTGATGTTCTTCATAATCGTTTAGATTACAAATATGACGACAACCCTACGCCGGAGCAACTTCAAAAAGAAGTAGACGATGCCTTTGCAAAATTGGCACATGTCTTTTATGATTTGTGGGATTAAGGATATTTCAGTATGGAAAAATATACCGAGTTTTGTGAACGTATCGCCATATTCTTTCTGATCCTTGCGGTTATTTTCTATGTTATCCTTTACATCTTCGCCAAGGAGAATGAAGAATTGCGAAGTATTAACACTAAACCTTCGCCCATTTGCAATTGTCAAGAATGTGCTCGTTATAATTGAGGTGTTTTATGGATAAAAAGTTTTGGATTGGTTTGACCGTTGTTGTTATTATACTTATCGTTGTTGTTCTTATTATGCTTGCCGTTGGCGTTTATGGCACCGTAACTGCTCCAGCAACAGTCTACTGTGATTCTCCTGGCTGCAACAATCGGATAGTTCACAGTCTTCCTGATGGGTACGACCTGAATTTCAAAAATCCTTACAAGATAATCGACACAGAAGATGGGATTGATGTTATATTCCATTTTAGCAAGAAGGATTAAAATATTGAAAATCTATTTATGCATACAGCGCTTGATGAACTAAAAAAAAGAGGTTCTTATGAAAGGTACAATTATTATTGGATGTCGTGGTTTTTGGAATTATACAAAGAAACCTTCAAAAAAGTGCATTCTTCTTGACGAGAAATTATTCGGAGGAAGAGAAGATGGAGAATACCTTGATGGCGAAACATATATAAAAACAGCTTTCTCTTTGGCAGATCAAGGATTTACTGTCTTGGTTTCCTCTTCCTATCGCATATTCTTAAACGTTGAAGATTTAAGAGACAAATATCCGAATGTAAAAGTAGTTGCTTTTTTCCCAGACAAAAATATAAAATCGTCTTGGATAAAATTTTTGTATAAAAAATATGAGAACACGAACGATGATGAAGGAGCCTATCTCCTATATGCATACGCAGAAAAGAAATTTGATCAAGATTATTCGGACATATATTGGTCAAATGATATTCGTATGTATACGACAATGGACATGAAGACTTTTACTTTAAAACGCCCTGATTGTTAAAATAAGGAGTTTTTTATGAAAAATTTCATTTTTCTTATTGATGAACTTATACCAGAATTAGAAAAACGCAATACAATTAAGCAGGAAATTTCTTCTGGTGAGCTATCCGGAGAGCTTTATATCGAAATGACATGGGATCTTATTAACCATTTTGAAGATGCGGATTTTACGAATCCTGAAATAGGATTTGCAATCTTGTTGACGGGGCATCTCCATGAAGATTTGTGCCAATCTTTTCTTCCTAAATACACTTTAGATGTTTCACGCTCTGACATTGATACTCAGATTGAACGTATAAAAAAAGATATAACCGAAAAAAAGGAACAGCTTGAAAAAAAGCTGGCAAGCTAATAACAATTACTTATGAAAATATCCGATAAGAACATCAAAATGGGAGCAATCCCATCATTTTCTTTGCCATCAGGTATAACCTGTTCAAAAGAAGCATGTCAAACGTGCTACTTACATGGATGCTACGCTCATAAAATAGAAAAATTGCGTCCTAATGTATTAAAAGCATATCAAGAGAATTATCAGTCATGCCTCGACGACTTAAAAAGCGTCGAGGCATGGCTTATGAACTATTTTCAAGCACCGAATGCCCCTCGCCTATTCCGTATTCATGTCCACGGCGATTTTTACTCAGTAGATTATTTTTCTATGTGGATTCGTATTGCTAAAGCAAATCCAACAACTACGTTTCTTGCGTTTACAAAACAATATGACATCATAAAAAATCAGCTAAATAATCTTCCTGATAATTTTAGTCTGGTTTGGTCAGCATGGCCTGACGTCCCCATTCCAGAAGATGTTCGCGATGCGCTCCCAATTGCGTGGATGCAGGATGGCACAGAAACCAGGATTCCTGCCAACGCGACACTATGCGTCGGCAGTTGCCAGGTCTGCCATGCGAAATGCTGGACACTAAAACATCAAGACGTTGTATTTGAGAAGCACTGAATTTCTATGTAATTAACAAAGGAATTTGAACTCATTTAGCGACTTTAAAAATCCCCTATAAATTCTTCATACACAATAGTGCAAGCCGGTTTCTGCATTGTTTTTCTACATAAAATAAATAGAATTCAGCATAGTAATCATAATGGAGAGGATGCCCATGAATATACCTAATTGCGAGTGTGAGTCTGAGAACAAAATGTTCACTCTAAGTTATGAACTTTTGTCAAAAGCAATTTCTCTTGGAGTAGAACAAGGATTGCAAAGTTTGTTGTCGATTTCCAACAACGACAAACAGATAAATAGGAGCGATGATAATATGGCTTCGAAACAACAGTTCAAAGTAAAACTGCCAACCGGAAAAACTGTGTTCATCACAGGAGATACTGTGGATGCTGCGTTCACAAATTTTGCGCAGAAATACGGACAGATGTATCAGAATTCAGATGCGGAGATGCTTCAGAAACAAGTTCCTACTTTGAAACATTTTATAAGAAATACTTATGAACCAGCATTCATGACGAATTTGAAAGAAACCACAAGAAGCAATTATCAACAATACCTAAGGGCTTACATTTTTCCATTGCTTGGTGATATGAAAATGAATGATATTTCAGTTTCTGTGATACAGGATTTTTACAATAAGCTGGCAAATGGAAAAGCCTATGGGTATCAAAAAAATATAAATGCGAAAACAATTGAGCGCGTTCGTGGCTTACTATCTCGAATTTTCAGCGTTGCCGTAGAAATGAAGATTGTAGAAGACACCCCTTTTAAAAATCATTTGTTACGTATTAACGCTGAAAATGCAGGACATCATAAAGCCCTACCAGACAAAGAAATCGATCGAGTCAAAAAGGAAATTCCTGCAATTGAAGACGCGGAAATTCGTCTTTATTTCGGGGTGTTGGCTTACACAGGCATGCGCCGTGAAGAAATTTTAGGATTAAGATGGGAAAATATAAATCTCGAAAAGGGCATTGCGTATGTTCGTATGACAATTACTTATCCAAAATGCAACAAACCTGTCATAGAGAATTCTGCAAAATCAGATTATTCCATTCGCCCTGTGCTTCTTCCCCAGCCGCTGATCCAAATTTTAAAACCGTTTCAAAAAGAAACTGGGTTTCTGTTCGGAGGAGACGAGCCGTGGTGCTATTCTCATTTTGTACGACGTTACAGAGCTGGTAAGAAATTGCTAAAAATCGAAGATTATAATAATCATGATTTTCGCACAACTTACGGAACCCAGCTGAAAGAGAGTGGCATGACCAGCGCACAAGTTGCTGACCTAATGGGTCATGCAGATACACGCATGGTAGAGACTGTTTATGCAAGAGCTCGCGAAGAAGGAATTTTAAAGCAGCAGGAACATCTGAACGGAATGAACAGTAAATACGCAAGAAAGACCGACAAGTAA